CACCCAACGCCCACGAGGTACTTTCTTTACACTTGCAGGCAGTGCTGTTTGATCATCTACAACAAATGCATAGAATCTAGCTGAGCTGGCGCCATACCACCCCCATTCAACCAAATACATGCAATTTTTGGTGAAATCAATCGTAGCATTACTTAAACCTTCACCATCCATCGTGTCATGATTAAAGCTGCTGCGAGGAATAATTACTTCTTTTACAAGACCATCACCAGATGAACGACGATAAACCAAACGGAAATCATCGCCATCACCACCAGCACGTATCTGAAAGAAGAATCCATCTTGACTATCACCAATTCCCCATAGCTTTTCACATGCTGGTAATGCCGCTCTACTCATTTGCACACAAACAGACATGCGCATTACGCGGCCTGTTTGGTAACGGAAACGCTTGCGAGTGCTTAGACGCGCACGTTGAAAGCCTCCTGACGCTTTAGCAAGTTCAATATTAATGCCACGTCGCGCTGCATCATGAGTAAAAGTACCAATGGGAAGAGGTGAATAATTAATCCCAACTCGTTCTAATTGACTCCATTTAGCACTTTCTAAGTTGTCTTCTCCATTTTCATCTAATCCTTGCACTTCGGTTACATAGATATCATCGCGTAAAGCGTAATCATCAGTGTAATTGAATAAACCTAAAGTTTCTTCAGCGCGTGGATTGCCAAGTAACTCATATTTAATTTCTGTTGGTTTTTCTAAATATTTAGATATAACAAGTGGTGTTCCTTCTATTGGCACCACAAGAGGGATGCCGCTGGCCATAACTGATTGGCCCGCAGGGAATTCTCCAGCTTCTTGCAATACGGTGCCAGCATTAGCACCACTAGCCACTACATAACGTTTTTGTCCTACTTCAGGAGGAAGCTGATAAATAGTTGCCATAGTAAGTAATTAGCGCTCGCCCCAAGTTAAGGAGCCAGCCACAGTATTACCACTAGCAGCAATGCTTTCAACAACTAATGTCAATACATCCCCAGACTCTCCAGCTTCATTAGAAATTGGACGAGTTAAAAATTCACGGTTATAGCGGAATATTTCTTGTAATTCAAGATTTTGTCCGTCAGCCGCTCCCGCAAAGAATGTAGATACAGTTTCGCCTCCTACAATGCCAGTAGCTGTTGTATTGTATTCAATAGCGGAAAGTTGAGCTGCTGAAGTCCAGTAGTTACCGGAAGTAGTAGCATCTACAATTGCACCACTGATTACTAAACCGCTAACATTTTTAATTAATGAAAACTTAGCAGCACTAGCAGCCGAGAAGTTTAACATCAACGGCACCACCCTTAAGATGTTTTTAGTTACCGCTCCGTTTGCATTAACAATATTTTCTTTACAACGAATAGAAACCAAAGGACGTACAACGTTAGTATTTACGCTTGCGGCTGGAGAAGCTTTAGAAAAAATATCATACTTAGTAGCATCACCACCATCAATTTCGGCTTTTGTTCCGTAAACCTTCAAGAATACTGCTTGTGGCAAGCTTCCTGTTTTTATAATCCTAAATGTTAGTGGTAAATTGGGATTGCCAAGGCTAGGGAATGGAATGCGATCACAAGTATTGATTTGATGTATTGTTACCCAGCGAGCATTTTTTGGTGTAGCACCACCAGGCAGGTTTTCATCAATAGGCACATAAGCCATAAGCTTACATGCTGAACCGCCATACCACCCCATTGAAATACGAAACATCACTACATTAGATAAGCTCAATGTATGATTACTTGTACCCACGCCATCAAGTTTATCACCAGTAAATACGCTACGTGGAACAATTTCTTCCATCACCGAATTGTCTTCGGGCAATAGGCGGTAACGATGGTTAAAATAAATAGATGATGCGTCAGTAATAGTGAAATCAGTTGATCCTGCAGGTGCCCCATGATTCTGAGGGGTTTCACCAGAATTTGTCCGACGAACAAAGAAAAGGCTAGTACCAATAAGGCGCACAATATAACCATTTTTACCATCAAACAAACCAAACTCATGCGTTGCGTTGTTATCAAGCAAAGTGCTTAAGCCAGCGCTTACATCAGTAATACGGCCAGTTTGATAAGGGAAAACTAATCTGCTTTGTAATTGCGCAACAGTTGAATTAGGAGCATTTGTATTAATTAATAATTGCGCACCACTTTCTTGCGGAAGGTGCGTAATAGTTGAGAAATCTGGGGTGCCGCTGGCATTTGCAGTTAATTGCCATAATTTAGGATCAATGGCAAGGATATTAGTTGAATCCCATAGTTGCAAACTTGTTTGCACACGAGGATTACCTAATAAATCATCATGAACCTCACTAGGAGCGCTCAGATTGTCAAGAATGGGAATCGGCGTTTGATTACTAGCAATCGCTACAGGAAGCGAATTTGCCATTGTCGCTTGACCAGCAGCAATCGGCTGACTGCGACCAACCGTGACAATCTGTTTACCTTCTTCAATGTCTGGCATTAGTCTTTAGAGCGAGGTGATACGGGGCTTCACTTGTAATGTGCCTAGCACAATTGTATCTTCTTTCAGTATTTGTAAGGTGCCCCCAGTAGCATTACTGCTATATACTGGCACATTAGCAAAGGGAACAATTTCAAAAACTGTTCCAGAAACAATACTAAGCGAATTAGTTGCGTAAGTGGCATTGTAGCCACCTACAGTTGTTCCGTTAATTCTAACAACATCAGTTGAAGCCAGATTGTGTGCTGTCGTAGTAGTGACACGTAAACGATACGTGCCTAATTCTGCACTTATTAAAGTGCCTTGAGTGACGGAAACAATAGAAGGACCATCAACAAAAAGCAATTCTTTTAAATCCCAAAGAAATACAGCGCCAGCATCCCCAGGATCAACAGATTGGCGTCCCACATCATAAGTAAGATCACGATCCGAATAACCTAACGAAATGTTACGAGCTAAAACTTCAGTTTGATTTGATGTAAGGCCAAGTTTTAAATGGCCTGTAGAAGTAAGTTTTACAATATTCCAAGTGTCCAGCACTGTATTAGTACCAAACGTAGCTTTGATTTGAGCTAACAACGTGGAATTGGTAAAATTACGTGGTGTACCCAACGGTTTTTCAAATACAAGAAATAGCTCGTCAAAGCTATCACCTTCACGCGCTATAACATTGATGCTTTCCATTAATTACCTCCAGCAAGGCGATCTAATTCTGCGATAGCTTCAGTGCGAAATACAGAAGAAGATCGCACTGGATTTTTTAAACCATCAACGCGGGAAAGCAATTGTTGGTTTTCAAGCTTTAGTCTATCAATTTCATTGTGCAGAGAGCCGAAATGTAAAGCTAAAGACAATCTATCTTCAAATTGTTCTTTAAAAGATAAAGCTTCTTGTTCAGCTAAAATACGCTGTTCTTTTTCTGCTGCAAGTCGAATTTGCCATTCTTCATTACTAACTTCCACTAAACGTTCAACCACTTCAGTGATGGGAGGCAATGGAGGCATCGGTCGCTTGGCACTTTGCAGTTGCCCCTTCAAGCTAGCTAGCTGCCCAGTTAGAGCTGCTGTCTGAGCTTCCATGGAAGAAAGGCGGCGCATTAGAGCTTGGCGCTCTTCCTCGACCCCTGAGAGCGCAATACGCAATTGTTCGCCTTCGCTTTTTAAAATTTCAATTTCAACTAAATTGCCTTTTGCGCCATCGCCTCGTGCTATTGGATTTCTTTTATAGACTCGCAATTCATCTAAGCTGATTTCATCTATTGCTGGTACTTTCCATCGTTCTGGAAATGATAACTTGCGAGTATCTCCAGTATTGCGCCAATCCACTTCGTAAACAATACTGCCAGGTGTTGGCGGTAAATCAATATCTACTTCTCCTTCCTTCACCCGAAATGCAATTTCTTTATCTGGTCCGCCAATGAAAGGACTATTAGTGCGAACATAAAGCCTTCCATTTAATAATCCATCGATGCCTTCTAACTTGCCAATAATACGTGTCATACAGCCACCTCTCGGTAAGTAATTAACACTTGGTAATTAATGCCGCTGCTTACAACTGTACGTAAACCTTCTCCAGCAGTTGTTTCAATTACGCCTAACGTATGGCCAAAAATAAGTTGCCCAGAAGAAACGATGGGGAAAGCAGGGGTAAGGGTAATACCAGATGCACCACTAAGGAATTGCACCGTACCACCACTTGTAGCTGTTACCACTGCATTAAGCACTCGTAGCTTAGTTGAGGCAACACCAGAAATCACCACCACTCCACTTGTGGTTGCCACTTGAGCGCTTTTAATGGCAGAAGGAAGCAAGTCATGTTGCAAGATATATGGAGTTGCAAGAGTGCCGTCTCCAGCCGCCTGCACATAAGCAGAATTGCCGCCAGCATCAAGACCAAAGAGAGCCATAGTTAAAACAGCAAAAATAAAAGACGTTGATTTTGAACTGAACGTCCATCAGGCAATGTAACCATGTTACTGGTCGTAAAGTCAAAGCGCAACGAGGACGCAATTACTTTAATGCTATACGCCCATACAGAACGTTCCCTGTTAATTCCAATTGTAGCAATACGAATTTGATATGATGAAAAAATATCGAATTCTTCTGTTGGAATACTAATGTAATTTTTTGTGGTTTCACCTAAATCCACCCATCGATCTTCTTCTTCTTTATACATCTCCACCTCAAAAGAGCGGAAGAATGGATGGACGTAAGGTGCATTCCAGCACACCAGCGGATTGATTGCATTTAAGACTGAATAGCCGCTATACAATGGTTGTTTCCAAGTAACATCAACAGAGGCCATAATTAACGCACCTGTAATTGAATGGAACCAGCAGACACTGCTGGCACAATATTGAATTTTGGTACAGATGTACGTTGCTCGTCAATACGAGCAGCCGAATCTGCAATTGCAAATTTTTCGGCATAATAAGAAACAGCAAAAATTGATACGATACCATCATCTTCCGCTAGAGCTGTCACCCTATAAGATCGTGGATTAGCAATGCTTTCTCTCAATATCCAAGGAGTCGGGGCGACAAGCACTGGAAGCGATGGTGTGACAGATAACACTGAATGCTCTCCTGCTGCATTTGTTACACTGCGTTCAATACTATTACCGTTGCCATCGTTTAAAATGATTTGATAGCTAATATTTGGGCTCAAAACAACAGGACGATCTAATGTTATCGTATCTAAAGTTAATGATGGTGCAATACCAGCAGCAATACCAGTATTACGACTAGGATCTGCCACATGAATAATTTCACCTGGCAAAACAAAGAATCCTTCGGCGCCAATTTTAAAAGTTACAGTTTCAGTTTCATATAAATCGCTTAGTAAAGTCCATTTTCCAAGACGCTGTGCTTGTCCTTGCGAAGTACAACCAAAACCTCTGATATCTACTTCTCTGTAACCATAACGCTCAATGCCATCGCGATCTTCACAATATTCAATTTTCACTTTATAGCGATCACCTGGATCATTCCATGATACAAGCGCTACTGTTTTCCTTGCTTTCCGAGCGGTGCCTTCGTAAGCAAATGGTGGGCTAGTGACAGTACCACTATCGTCCACTTCATTAATTACATTGCTTGGAGAAAATAATTGGGTTACTGATTTTGCTTTATCTTGAGTTACAATAATTTGTCCTTGAGCATAATATAACATGCCACGAAATGCTGCTGCTAAAGAATTTAACACTTCAAAAGCTTCTGCTCTATTATTTATGTAACCATTAAATGTAAATCGTTTTTCTGTGCCACCGCGCCCATTTGGCACCATCTCATCGCAATATTTAGCAATGGGAAGTAAGCCATATATATCAATATCTGCTTGTTCAATAAATAAACCAGCGCCATATCTTGTATTGGTCAATAAGTCGTAAAATACCCACACTGGATTATTGTTGTATTCTACTTTAAACGTACCATTCCATACTCCTGAATAAGAATTAGAAGCACTACTGTAGTTAGTTGGCACTCGAATTTTTAGTCCCCGCAATAAAGCCGAAACAGTAGGAACAGTTTGAAAATTTTCTGCTGATACTTTTATTCCTGCCATTGCTGTATTTGGGTAACGTAACGTTTGATTTACAATACCCACAATGGCGCGAAAAAAGAAATCATTATTTAATCGCGCACTAGTTGAATCGGGGGAAAGTTTACTTACAGCAACACTCCAAGGGCCTGTTCCACTTAAGCCAAATGAATGCTCCTGATCGTAAGCACCACGAGTTTTGCCAAAAACTGCTAATGCTGCATTCTGAACCTGGCTGCCTAAGCTATCCGTGATTGTTACTAAGAAAAATACAAAGCTACCTTTGACATCTCCTCTTTCTGTCACTTCAAATAATGAAGATACACCTACTCTGACTGTAATTTGACTTAATAATGAGCTGGTGGTTGTTGCAATAATTGGTCCTCCAGTGTTTTTGACTTGCAGTCCTACCGATTGTTCAATTCTTATATCATCAAAACCTGGCAATGATTGTTGATTTTGAGTGCCATTATTAAAAACAGAGGTTACACCTGCAAATCTATTTAATGGTGTGTCATCTAAAAAAATTGCACTGCTAGGATCACCAACGAAACCTGCTATTTCACCTTCTGCAAATACAGCCAAGATGCTAGCTGAAGATTTGCTTCTTAAAGTATCCGGGTCTTCTCTTGGTACATAAGGTTTTTTGCCGCCACCGCCACCACCACCGCTGCCAACAACTGCAACGCTATCTAATATGTTTTCAAATGAAGAAGATTCTAAGGTCATTACACAAAAGCCGCTTCAGTGCTAATGGCAGAACTTACAATAAGAGGAGAAGTAGCTAGAAATTCTCCGTATAACAATGGGATTGGCATTCCTTGCGTCGTAAGTTCTGCAGCGCGATCAAATAAATAACTGCTTTGAGTTTCGTTATCTTTTGGTTTTTTAGGCGTTGGAGTGAGTAGATCTGCAACGCCGCCAAATACTAATGCAGCACCAAGGCTAAATAAAATACTACCCACGCTCATTCCCGCTGTTGTGCCAAATGTACCAATCATTGCGGTGCCAATACCTGGCACAAAAGCTAATCCAATTAATGCTACTCCTATAAGAATCTTCCCTAATGTTGAGCCTCCTGAACCGCCAGCACCAGTAATAACTGGAGCAATAACTAAATCATCGCAAGACATCATGCATTCGTTGTAGTCAATGCCTTCAGGAGTGGTAGTGACAAGTTTAAAAAAGATTCCATTTGTATGTGCATTAGCCAGATACTCTTTAAAACCATCCAACTGATTTGAAAGTGCTGAAATAATTTCTTTAGGATTTAATGCCATAAATTCATAGGATCGCCCAAATCTACGTCCAAGCTCTCCAAGCAGCTTTACTTTCACGCAACGTCGTTCTGTTTTGCTCATAATAAATCCTTATGCCTTAGTATTTTTGTTGTAATTTTAGCCCAATAACCACCATAGACTGATCGTTCTGAACGCCTTCCTGATAAATGATGATAAAAAGACCAACCATCTCCTGTTAATACACCTACGTGATTAGGTGATGGCGCTCCTAATTGCATTAATAAAAAATCGCCTTTTTGGCTTGGCTTGTCAATTTCAATAAAACCTTGCTTAGCGTAATTTCGTTCAAACATTCGCCATTCATCGCTTTCCCATTCAAGCTCTTCCCCTCGTGTGAAATCATCAAGCTTAATATTAAATTCTCGAATATAAAAATCTCGTAAAATAGCATAACAATCATGGATACCATAAACCCATTGTCGACCCTCGTAAGGTGCATCACCGCATGGATTGGCATAGAAAAAATTATTAGTTTTATTATGAAAAAGAATCCAAGGAATATTAATTTCTTTACATGCTTCTACATCGCATACCGAGAATCCATCTAGGCCATCGGGATGCGAGTGGTACACAGCTTCTATCTTCCCTGTAGTTTCGGCATTAGCGTAATCATTAGCTGAAATAGCAAAATTTGACAATGGCGAAGGGTGCGAATTATGGCATTTAATAATATTGCCATTTACAACAAAACCACAAGCTTCTTCCGGCCACACTTCTTTTGCATGATTAACAATTGCTTGCTTGATATTCAATGGGATGTCAGTCATCGTGATAAATTAGCTCCAGGAAAAGCGCCAAAAGGTAAATTTGTACCAAATCGCAAGCGGCAACTATTTAAGCGCTTACCACATACGTCTTGGTCAAAAACAGTACTACCAGATGGTAATGCAGCAAGTGCAGCATTGTATGCCGATTGAGCACTTGCAAGACTGCTATTTGCAGTAGCAAGATCTACGGTCAATCCTGATACAGCAGTTTGAGACTCAGCGCAAATTGTGCCTGAAAAATCAATTACATCAATACCAAAAATTCCTTTTATTGATTCTTTTCGCTGCGGGCCTCGGCGGTAACCAACTCCTGAAGTCACAAGGGAAACAGTTTGACCACTGATAATGGCGAAGAGTGGTAAATTATTCTTGTTACCCCCAGGGATATCAGGATCCACAATAGGAAAAGCATATGAAACAGGAAAGCTTTCAGAATAGTACGATTCGGTATTCACTAATGGCGGATTAGGATTACCAGATGTCGCAACTCCAGATGCAAATAAATCTATTTGATATACAGGACCAAATATATTATCGTCTTGCGTAAGCACCTCACTTATCATTTGATCAGTTGACAATGGACTTCCTGGCCGATGCGTTCTGGAGGAACTAGTTACATCAACAACATTGCCTTCTGCGATGCCAAATAATGGTTGGCCGCTAACAACAATAGAAAAACTATGAGGTGGTATTAAGCTTGAAAAACCGATAAGACTTGGAAGATTAGCGGCATCACAGTTAGAAAGCACTTGCCCTTTTGCTAAATTTAATGATGATTGAACTTGTCTTTGCCTAGTGCTAGCAGCTTGTAATGTATTGCTAGCATTGATAAAATTTTGAGATCCTCCTGAACCATCGCCAGTAATTGCTCGATCTCGATCATCAGCAATGGGTGGGCCTACATAACTACATTCGCTGCTTCTGTATTTCCATAAACAATAATTCTGCGTGATAACACGACGCGGTAGTTGCAAGCCTTCCAGGTCAATTTTGTTAGATAATTGCCAAGTAATAGATAGGCTCGTTTCGCTGGTTTTGCGTTCAATGTAATAAATATCTAAAGGGAATTCTTCGCCAGGGTTAGGAGAAATGCCATTATCTAAATATTTGCTTAATGTTCTTCTTCTAATAATCTTGCCTCCTATCAAGTCGTCAAAAGCGCTAGTAATGGGTGCTAACGTACCAAGAACATTAGCAACTGTAAATTCAGGCTGAGGAATTGTTCCTCTAGTTGTAGTTTCAAATCCTGTTGCAGTAATTGGAAATGGTTCGTAAGTTTGTCCTTTCCATATGATTTTTGTGCCATCAGGAAAAATATCGCTGGTAAAATAAAATTTATCGTTTGCATTGTTTGTGATTACAGAAATATCAAGCTCAAATAATTCCACAATGGCATCATGCCAACTACTTCGGACATCTTGTTTAATTGTCATGATTATGCCCTAAAGTCATAGTGACGTTTAACTGCAAAAGAAATGATATTTGAATTAACACCAATACATTGCCAACTCCATTCATTAGGATCTAAGCGATATTTATAAATCGCATCATCTTGCTTGAATTGCGAATAAAAGAAATCACCTTGCAAGTCAGATAAATCTTCATCTAATGCAGATGCTTGTGCATCAGTAATAGGTACGGTTTGTATTTCGTATTGGCGAATGTCACTATTAAGACCATCAGGCACTACTTGCTCATAACCATCGCCAAAACTAACACGTCGCAATCTCGTACCACGACGTGCTGTTAAGCCGTATTGAACATTAATTGTAAAAGTGGGTTGGGCCATGGTAAAAAAAATTAACGAGAGCCGTAGATAAGGCCGCCAGGACGACTTTCTTTTAGGATAACCTGCCGAACGGCTCCTTCAATTTCGCGACCAAGTTGATTGCCTTGATTGCCAGTCACTTGATTGTCGGCTTGTCCATTTTTAACGTTAACAACAATGTTAGTGTTAATAGGAGCTGTTGCACCTTCTGTGCCACCAGCAAGCTGCACAGGAACGCTTTTACCGTCGGGCAGTGGAATGATAGCTTCGTTATAACGACCTTCGCCTACGAGGCCCAGCGTAGGGCCTGCGACCATTCCGCCATTAGCAAACGCAGTGAAGCCGCCAAAAGCAATGCCTCCGCTAGCAAAAGCTGGTCCTAGCATTGGCGCCGCTGGTGTTGGCGCTGCAGCTCCGGGAAGTTTAGGGCCAAACATACTAAAGATGCTTTTTATTCCTTCAATTAATTGTAATTTCAAATAATCAGCTATCATTTTCATTACCATATCAGCGAAGAAATCACTAATACTACGGAAACTTGTAGCTAATCCTTCTTGCATAGTCATGGAGCCTGTGACAATATTTTTAAAAGCTCCCGTAAGTGATTCGCTCATACTAGAGGCGATTTCATTAGCTTTTCGATCTAATTCTTCTAATTGATTTTTTATTTGTGTAGTATCGAATATTTCTTGTTGTTTTTCTGGGCTTAAATTAGAATTATCTAATGCAATTTGCGCTTTAAGTTTTTGGTCTGGAGTAGTAGCTTGCGCCATTTTTATTTGACCCCTTAATGAACTCATAGCTGTTTCAAATGCATTTTCTTTTGTTAATTTATTTTTTCGCTCTAGCAATGGATTTAATTGAGTTAAATTTTTTCTTAATTCTTCAATTGTATTATTTTGTATTGCGTTTAATCTTGTAGCGTCTGCCGTTGACAGGCGCCCCTTGTCTACTAAATCATTATTTTCTTTTATTTTTTCACTAGCTTTTTCAATGCCATCGGTAAATCTTGCTTGCTTTTCAAATTTTTCTGACTCAAGATCTATATCTTCTTTTGATAAGCCTAATTTTATTAAATTGTTGCGTTTTTCTAGTAAACTATTCTGTAATTGTTGTTCTTCTGGCGAAAATATAGAGGCAGCGTAATTAGCAATTGCTACTGCAATGCGCCCATAATATAGTTCTTCTTCTTGCAATCCAACTAGCTTCTCCTTGCGCAATGCATTTTCCGCTGCCTGTTCCGACAATATGTCGCGTTTCTCACTGCCAGGCACTTTGCGAGGGGCTCCAGCACCAGTATCAGCACTACCAGCCCCTCCTATTCCTAATACCGCTCTTACGCGAGCAGATCCAGCGTATTCTTTGGCTCCGATAGGCCCTGAACCTCCATGTTGATATCCAGGAACATCCATTGCCAACCCTTTATGATGCAAAGACCCAGGGCCACTGTGGGGGCCAGTAACGCCTTTTCCGTATCCTTTAAATTCCGTAACTTTTAGGCCGGCTGCGGTCAATTTCTTATAAGCAGCAATAGCAATTTCTCTAGTGGCAAATGCTATGTGATCGTGATATCTTTCAATAGT